CTTATCAAAGCTTCTTCGTAGATAACTTGGTCTCGAGGTGAAATTCCGGAGAAAAGCGCAAAAGAGACACGTGCTTCACACGTGATTTTGCTGTCCATTTTCCCCAATTTCCTCCCCCAGTAACCAAGACCACCATCCACATAGACCTGCTTTGTTCCTTCCACTCCCCCGCGCTGCAGGAACTTATAAAACTCCTCTAGCACAGGCACGCCCGCACACCAATTTGCACCACACTGCCCCACTGCAAAAAGCCAGTCACAAGCTTTGATCTCTTGATTTGACTTTAACTTGATGCAGTCTTTGTTGATGCAAGATATGTCACGTATCATTCGCCAGCCTTTATCAGTTAATACTGGGCCCATTTGGCAAAAGCGGATCTGCTCAAAGATCCTGACGGGTTGTTCCGGAACGAGTGAAAAACCGAATCCTTCTAGCCAGTCGAAGAAATCCCCGACTTTGTCGATATCATCATCTTCGCAGATTATACCGAAATCATCGCCCATGTCCTTAAGCTCCCAGTTTAGGCCATGTCGTAGGATGTACTCATGAAAACATAAGCACACCCACAAAATAGCATACAAGGAAGTTGTGGGGACACCGGTCAATAAGTTGACTTGAGGTCTTCCGTTAACCACCGGTGGTTTCATAGATACTGTACCATCTTTAAACCTGCCGATGTATTTAACTTTGTTTAACGCTCGGAGCATTTTGCGAACACGTTGATGGGATGTTTTCTTGGTCGAGCAAGTAAGCAACTCATCAACGGTGGCTTTCACATGATGATTGAAGTGAAAATCGAATCTTTCAAAATCACCTCCAATGAAAACCGGTTTGCGAAATTTCTCCCAGGATTTCCGGAAAGAGTTTCCGAGGGACACGGGGTCGTGCCCTTTGGCGATACAGTCTTGACCGATGATATTCTTTATGGTCTCGATAATAGCATGTTCATTGCGTTTACCGAAGAATTTCATCATGATGGCTCTGTACTGCACAGGTGGCGGTAGAATAGCTCGTGGGTCACCATCGACCTTAACTTCAGATTTCTCTATTTTAGGGAAAACTTCTATAGCTAAGGGTTTTGACGCGAGCTCATCCAACACCACTTCCCATCCCCCCTTTTCAACTATCTCCTCCACTGCCTTCTCATAAAGACGCCTTTTAGAAGATGTATGCTCCAAAGGGACCATCTCAAGATCTTGCTCCTCAAGAGTTTCAGCAAGTTCTATCATCCACACCTTCCGTGCATGGGATAGTTCTTTTGCAACGTGATGGGTAGGACGGGGTTGACTCCTACCCTTGCAAGTGGCTACACGCCTTTCTAGAGCACGTGCTGCGGTTATAACTCCA